TCAATTGTTACTTTATTACATTTGGTTCCCCACCATTGAATAAGTTTTGTTAATCCTTTTTTTGTATCTGCCATATTGATAAATATCTAATCTTCCAATTCTAGTTTGGCAGTTCGAATAAACCACATTGGTTTTTTTTCCGCTTTGATAGCTTCAATCCATTCTTTTGCTGTTGGAATGTAATTGTAACAATCTTCTAAAACGTGTTGTTCACCAACATATCTCACATACACAACTTTTTCATCACTATTTACAAATGAACTTCCAAAAATTTTTTCCATTTCGAAAATCCCTTCACTATGATGTCTAAACATCCTATGCACTGAATGACCGACCCAGGATTTAGTTTCATCCAACCAATTGTGTAAATGAATATAATCCTCCCATTTACCACCGAATTTTTTTGCGGAAGATTTAGAATGTAAAATTGGGTGAGCCATGTTAGATTTTCTTAATTAAATATTTGTGACCTGAATCGGAATTTAATTGTAATAAATCTCTAAATTTTTCAGCCTCATCTAAATTTTCAAACTCCAAAACTTCATCTTGACTATCTAAGAGAATAACAGGTAAAATTTTCTTATTTGTATCGGTATTTTTTATTTCTACCATTTTAATAATACAGTACGACATGATTTGATTTTTGATTAAAAATTAATACTTTTCAGTAAAAAGTCAAACGATGAATCAAGTTTTAGTGTTGAATTCAGATTTTACACCATTAAATGTAACTTCTCTTCAGAAGAGTGTTAAACTCGTCTTGAAAGGGAAAGCTGAAGTATTAAAAGAAAATATAGAAAAAATATTAACCACCTCGGGTGAGTTTGTACGACCTCTCATAATTAGACTGTTAAATTATGTTAAATTTAGAACAAAACCAATCAAAATTAGTCGTCACAGAATTTATGCTAGAGATAATCACCAATGTGTCTATTGTGGTTCTAAAAAAAGTCTAACCATAGACCATGTCATACCAAGATCAAAGGGTGGTCTTAATACTTGGACCAATATGGTTACATCATGTTTCAGTTGTAATGTTAAAAAAGGTGATAAAAGTTTGGAGCAATCTAAGATGAAACTTAATTCACAACCTTATGAACCGCAGTTCTTCACTGAAATAGCGGGTAGAAGTTTGGAAAATGTATGGGAAACGTTTAAAAAAGATTTTTTTTAAGCGGTGCCAACTTTACCTACCATGCTCTTACCTAAATTTACAATATTTTCTTTCCACTTAGATACTGCACCACAAATTATATCTGACAATACATCTTCCAAATTTTGGATTACTGAACCTCTTTGATCTGCTATTATTTTCATAAAAGAATTTCTTAAAGCATTTAGAAAAAATCCTCCAGCGCCCGTGTCTAGACCGCGTTTAGCTTGTTGTTGTGTAAGAACAGCTTCAATAAATCCATCAGCAATCTGATTAGTTAAAAATCTACAATTTGTAAAAAGTTTAGGATAATCCGTTATTTTTGTAGTTGTAATGACGCTTTTAAGAACATTGTAAAAATAATCTTGTTTATTAATACCTAATAATTTTGCAACTTTATCAACTAAATACTCGCCTATAACTTCTGGAAGTGATCTTACAGATCCACCAAATAAACTACCCAAAAATCCAAATATATCAAATTGTTCATTCAATTGTCTTAAGTCATATCCTTGTTCTTCTAAGATAATCATTTCGGATAATAGAAACATAGACTTTTCACGATCACTTTTATAATTCTGTTCAAGTACAAATTTTAAACGTGACTGAACGATAGAGTGTTCGATAATCAAATTTTTTTTAGTTTCTTTGATTTCGTTAATATTTTTTCTTAAACTTTTTGTTATAGTATTCATATTCTTATTGATTTACATTGAATTGACTAAGGTCATTATTTGTTAATTGCGGGGTTGGGAATACATCTTTTACGTTCCTGAATGGAATTTTAACTTCAGAGTCAGAGGTAGGTTGTTGTGTAGGACAAGTTTTTACCAAAACATCTATTGTTTTTTTGTATCCTGGAAATCCACTAGTAAGTAAATATGTCAAATTAAATCTTTGTTTATTCTTAAGATTCAATGCAAACCAATTATTGTCCTTAAATGTATAAGCATAATTTTTATCACCAGGAACTTTACATGTAAATTCCGTTATTTTGGGACCTTCGTTATCGGTTAATGGAGTGGCTTTTGGTGAGCCTGGTGGATTCAATTGAGTCCCGTCTTGTTTTTCTAATTCAACATCACTACCATCTCCATTTCTAGACAAAATAGCGTACAAAATACCTATACCACCAAGAGCCATAACAGTAGCAAAAACTTTATCACCTATTGTCCATTTTTTTACACCATTACCTAAATCTTTACCCTCACCTACCGCAAGTTTAATTTCATCGATTACCTTTGCATTGTTTGGGTTATTTACAATAGATTTTGTTTTTTCGATTGCAACCTTTTTATTTTTATTACGAGGTGTTGTATTGAATGCTCTTGGACTTCCTTTTGTACTTGTTTGGAATTTATTTACAATACTAGTAATTGCACGGTCAGAATAACCAGCTTGTTTCAATGCGGCTTCTAGTTGTGGTTGACCTTGATTTTTAAATTTTGTATATTTTTCTATAAATTTACCGTCTTTGACTAAACTAGATGTGGCGGCATCAATTAATTTTGTGTTAGAAGTGTTAGATTTAAGAATTGTTAATTCTAAAGTGCCTAACAATCGCTTATCTTGTTTACTCCCACGGTTTACTGCCAATAATAAGTCATCTACGTTTGTTATTTTTAAATCTGTTAATAGTTTATTTGTGCCCGTGTTTTGTTTCATTGTTTTCAAAAATCCCTCTAGTTCTGGGCCCACAATATTCTTCCCCCGTGCTAAATTAGTGATCGCCTTTGTTTCATTAATAAAATTTTTACCATTTAGTGATATTGTTTTATTTAATGATTCAAATAAATTGATATACGTTCTGATTAAATTTGCGTTTTGATTTTCCATTTTTTTATATTAAATTTGATTAGGATCATATTCTGATTCTACTGATTTATTTTGTAATTTGTCAACTAAATCTTCTTCATAATTCCTTTGTTGATTTTGTTGGTAAGTACCCAACCCAGCTAAAGGAACAAACGTATTTGCTGTCGCACCTATTTTACCTCCACCACCAAGTTTTGTGGTAATTTTTCCAGGAGCGGAAAGTACAAAACCAACCCCTTTTAAAAGGGATTTAATCAAAGTAATAAGTTTCAATAAAAACCTATCTAACAATCCCAAACTGCCCGATAAAAAATTATAAATTTTTGGTGATTTTTGTTTCAGATATGTAGTCGATTTTTGCATAAGACCTGACACTTTGTTAATATTATCAAGTACAACTTTAAAAAAAGATTGTAAAGGTTTCGATTGTCTTATGGCCGTTAGTAATCCTTTATCAGTTTTTCCAAATTTATTTATTAAATTTCTAATCATTACTCTTGGCCCTTTTGCTGCTAAGGCGGGGAGAACCAGTCCCATACAATCAACCGCAAAGAATAACAATCTCCACCCCATACTCAAATCGGGTTCTTCATAATTCCCAGTCCCAAATTCATATAGATCTAGACCAACCACTATCGCCCAAGGTAACATTTTTAGACCGACTCCAACTCCAGAAGCAACTAAAATAGCATCAAGAATTAATCCAACTGGATTATAGAGTGCCGCCCTTATACGTCTTGCCACATATAATGACCCCTTTTTTAATAAATCAACTACTTGTGACCACTCACCCTGAGATATTGCTATTCCCATTTTTTTAAGACCTTCATACCCTGTTTTAAAAAAATCTGTAGTTGATGAAATAGCATTTGTTGCAGTATCTTTTGCCCAATTACCAAAATCCCCTAGAAGTCCATATTTGTTTTCTTGTTCTAAAATTTGTTTAAAAATAGGTTTAAGCTTGGACAAATTTCGGGTTGATTCTATAATGACGAAAGAATTAATCAAATTTGAAAGTTCTTCTTTTATTTGTTGTGGTATTGTAGTTGAAACTTCAAATGAATGTTGAATAAACATTTTAAAATTATCAAAATTTTCCCAAATATTTCCAATTTTCTTTTGTTGTATTACATCATATAATTCATCTAAAAAAATTACGTATTTCTCATCTGGTGATAACCAGTCAGAAATAACATAATCCATCGGTGTTACAATCTCATACAGATTTGTAATTCTCATTCTTTCTTTTTCTGAAATTAATTGTTTCATTATTTTTCAATAAATATACGATTATAACAAAGTATTTGCTTTACCCCTCACTATAGGGTATGAATCTTTCCATTTTGTGTTTCCTATTTGATTTGCGGAACCTCTTTTGATCCCTGTTTCCCATTTGGTGACCGTGGGGTATGCGGCAGGAGGACTAGCTGAAGATGTTTCCATTTCCTGTTCTCCAACCTCAACCTTGTCACTAATCAACGATTGTAACATTCTAATATAATAATCTATATCTACACCACTCATAATTGATAAATATCAAATTAATATATTTCTGCATCAGGAATATTTTCATTGATTGAAAAATATTCATTCATAAATGAGGTCAATTCCGACTCGTCAATATCAATATCCCAATCATTTAATTCATATTCTTCTTCTGAACTATCTTCGTCTAGTTCATCCAAATCATCAGGACTTTTAAAAATTTCATACCCATATTCGACGATTTCGTCAATATCGAATGTATGTGTTCGAATTACCTCATCAGAGTCCTCATTCATCCTGAATTTGACTTCCAAATTATTCGATGATAAATTTGTTTCAAAAATTTCTCTTATTTCCATAGTTTTTTTTCCTTACAAATATTTCGATTTTCCGAAAAAAACCAATTTTTACATAAAAAAAAATAAAATATCAAATTATTTGTGTATATTTGACCCATGAATAATTTATGGCACGACGCACATATGTTTCTTTTGAACATAGAAGTTGGTAATTCTTACGACAATGTGACTTGTATCAAAAGGACCGACAAAAAAATATTCCTATCCAATGGGGTTGTGGTAACCATCAAAAAAATCAAAGGAACCTCAATAAATCATTTGATATCGAACAAAAAGGTGTCTAAGGGTAATAGGAAATACGACTACATTCAACAAATACTAAGAGATATTGAAGGGTATTTTGTGTACCGTAAACTCACTGACAATTTTCAAAACTTGGATGTTCTCTGAAACATTTCCAAGATTCTGTTCCTCTGATTGTGGAATGATTCATCCAAATCTTCGTTTTCAGTAAATTCATCCTCAACAAACATCCAATTATTGTCCTCTTCATCTTCCTGAGGACTTAACGTTTCATCACCTTCTCTAGGAGTTAATTCATCATCATCCATTGGTTCGTAATCTTGGTCCATTCCTATCAAATCGATGGTTTCAAAATCAGTATCCACCTCCTCATCTCTTTCATTGTCTCTGAACGCATACGCATCCTCAAACTCAGTCTCTTCGTAAGTTTCCTTCATTCCACATTCCATACATTCCGATTCTTCAACCTCATCCAAAAATAAATCAGAATACATTTCCTCCGATTCATTGATCCCCACATTTGTATATTTTTTCACTTCACCACTATTGTTAACCACAAGCCCTTCTTTGTCGTTGGCAAAATCTTGTACATACAAGGGTTGAGGTTTATTATCGGTTTGATGTATAATTCTATAACCATCATAAATTTTTTTATGTTGGTCCAAGATGTTATTTTTCTCTTGTTGAGTGATTCCTACGAAAAATGCGTTCATAATTTTTTTTATATTAAATCCACCGAAAAACCCATCGGTCTTTAGCCGATGGGATGGAAGGTGGTTATAGTAAATATCTGAATTATAAATATTTTTTTAAAAAACAAATTTTTCTACTTTTTGTAGATATTTATCATTAAAAATAAATACAAGTTAAATGTTAAAATCATATAAATATAAACTCAAACCATCTAAAGAACAAATTGTTTTATTGAATAAACATTTTGGATCTATGAGGTATGTTTATAACTATTTTCTAAACGAAAGAAAAAAGGAATATGAAACAAACAAACAAAGTTTAAATTATTATGATAATGCAAAAACATTAACAGAATTAAAAAATCAAGAAGAATACTCATGGTTGAACGAAGTCAACTCACAGTCGTTACAAGATACTTTAAAAAATTTAGAAGCCGCATATAATGGTTTTTTTAAAAAAAGAACAGGTTTTCCAAAATTTAAATCAAAACATACGAAAAATAGTTTTAAAGTTCCACAATTTGTAAAATTGGAAAAAGGTAAATTACGAATACCCAAATTTAAAGAACCAATTGATTTAATTTTAAGTAGAAGTTTTACAGGAATTATTAAACAATGTACCATATCTAGAGCACCAACAAATGAATATTTTGTTTCCATTCTTGTAGAAACTACACATACCACTTTACCCAAAACAGGAAAATCAATCGGTATTGACCTAGGACTTAAAGATTTTGTAATTACTTCCGAAGGTTTTAAGTACAAAAATAATCGTTATACAAAAAAGTATCAAACCTTACTTAAAAAAAATCAACAACATTTAAGTAGAAAAACCTTCGGTTCTCATAGATATGAGAACCAAAGATTAAAAGTTGCAAAGCTACACAAGAAGATAACCAATTCTCGTTTAGATAATTTGCACAAAGTATCCACAGAGTTGATCCGAAAATATGATACAATCATATTAGAAGATCTGAACATTAAAGGTATGATTAAAAATCATAAATTGTCAAAACACATTTCTGATGCAAGCTGGTCTAAGTTCATAGAACTTCTTTCTTACAAAGCAGGATGGAATGATAAACAGATAGTTAAAATTGATAGATTCTTTCCTTCTAGTAAAACTTGTAATTGTTGTGGATACGTAAATCAAAATCTTGATTTAAGTGTTAGAGAGTGGACCTGTCCATCTTGTCATACCAAGTTAGATAGAGATTTAAATGCGAGCGTAAACATCCTTAATGAAGGATATAAACAAATATCGTCAGGAACTGACGATTACAGACGTGGAGATGAAATAAGACCAACACCCGTTGGCACAATCGCTGAAGCGTCCAAAATTCTGAACTTGGTTTCAGAATCCCAACCATCTTTAGTGGTTGGGTAGTTCAAAATAAATATTTGATTCTTAAAAAAAATATTTTATATTTCAAATGTCACACGGGTCAAATTAATTTCATAGTCTTGGTCGGCGATTGTTATTTAAATTTGGGGGTTACCGTGTGACTTTTTTTTTAAATATCGTTGTATTTAGAATAATGACAAACACTATGGTTTTACAAGAAAATGTAATAGAAGATATAAATTCTATTTTTTCTAAATTTGAGAAAACAACTAAGGCCATTTACAATACCGCTAAAACATTAGGTGTCGAAAATACAAAGTTTTTATTAACATATTCGGCAATGATCGGAGCATTGGCTAGACCATTGAATGCGACTTTGAACTTGGAGTTCCCATCTCTCACGGGACCTGAAAGAACATTACTTATAATTGGGATTTGTTCAATTTTGTATAATCAAAATGCTTCGGAGATAAGACAAATTACTAGATTGATCAGAGAAAGAAATTTGATAAAAGAGTTCAATTTTGCAAAACGTAAAATTGATAAATTAATTGATTTGTTAAGACTTTTTGTGACTAATTCAGTCAAGTCAGTCAAAATGGCAAATGAAATAATTTTTTTTACCTTCCTATTACCAATGTTAGATTATCTTCTGAAAATCGGTGATAATAACTTGACTAGTGAAGATTTCACAGAATTAGCAAAAAGAGTGGTAGCACTCAGTGTAGTTGCAATTAATCAATATACGATTAAGAAACTATTACAAAAAGTAACCAAAGAAAAAAAATAAGTTACTATCCAAAAAAACGTTTTTTAGTTGTTTTTTTCAAGTCCGTAATTTGACTTCGATATATTTCTTTTTATTTTTTTTGTATGGAACTTATATCGACACATCCTGTTAAAAAATCTGATTTGGGATTTCATGGGAATCTTTTTGGTGGAAAAGCATTGGCTTGGATTGACGCTTCCGCGGTTTCTTATGCGATGCAATTATGTGATACTCCTCGAATGGTAACACTATCCATCGATTCTTGTTTATTCGAAAAACCAGCACGAGAAGGTCAACTTGTAAAAATTTATGCTAAACCACATTCTGTCGGTAATACTTCCGCCACGTTTTATGTTGAGGCACGAGCCCACAATGTATACACAGGGGATCAAAAAACAATTGTAAAAACAAATATAAAATTCGTGAGAATTGATGAAGACGGAAACGCAATTCCACTGAGTGAAAGAGTAAAACTTAAAATTAATAACCTTATTAAAAACCAAACAAATGGCTAAATTATCACAAATCAAAAAAGATTTTGCAGAATTAGATTTTTCTTTTATTGATTATCTTACTTACTTGGACAAATCTGAAACCAACAAGTTTTTACCTATGTTGTTAAAATTAATCCAGGCTCAACTAGAGGAAAAAAAATCAAAGAAAGATCCTGAGTTTGTCGAACGTATCGAAAGAGAAACAAATAGAAAAATCACAAACAATATAACCATACAATCATTTCATTTTTTTAATGAAGTATTTAACAATCTTTTCGAAGACGTGTCGGGTAATGTAATTAAAGAGTTTATAGATTTATATCAAAAAAATTACATTACAGGTGTTGATGTAAACAACATTAAAAGTATTGCAGAATTGAGTGAAATCTATAAGAAAGCTCACGCCAAATATCTTCAAAATTATTCCAAAAAAGAGGTTATTAAAGTTTTTGATAATGATGAATGGTTACTTGTTAGACCTTTAACTTACGAAGCTTCAAAGGTGTACGGAGCTGAAACTAAATGGTGTACAACATCAAGAGAATCTTCAAGACATTTTTACAGATATGCTTATCATGGTCTACTCGTGTATTGTATTAATAAAAATACAGGACTTAAAGTAGCAGTACATTGGGAAAAAGACGCCACCTCCCCTACTTTTTGGAATGTTTTAGATTTTCAAATTGACTCAATAATGTCTGACTTACCAAGTGAAATTCTTAAAATTATAAGGGAAATGGATAGATCATCAAATTATGAATTGTGTTCAAAAGAAGTATTAGAAATAATTTCAAATGATCCAAATTTGATGGAACTTATAAACGACTATGAAATACGAGGAGAAATCTACATGGAAGCACAACCTATAGCTAATTACGTTCAAGAGCGAGTACGTATCAACACGGCTGAAGAAAACGATCTACCAATGCTCCATGGTGGATAAGATTCAACTTTCTTTGATTGAAACGATTAAATCTCCGTCACCCTTAATTACTCTGTGATAGACATAAGGTGGTATTTCAATAATTGAATTTTTTTCAATTTTCTTGGGTAATTCATTATCCATTTGAAATAACCAGTTTGTTTCATGTTCACAAATAACAATACGATGTTTCAGATCGTAATGCCACTTTAGTTCGTGACCTTTAACCTTGTTAGAAAATTTACGAATAATTATATTATCTTCTTTTGTCTGTTTGAAAGGGCGTTTAGACATTACCAAGGACTTGATGATTTTATACCTAATTTTTTTCTGTACCTAGAGATATTACAAGACCAATACCCAGCAGTAGTTTTGTCTTTTTTGGTATGACATTTATGTCTAGCTCTAAAAGATTTAGCAGCTTTAGGATTATTACTTCTGACTCTTAAGTTCGGGTCGCCAAAAGATACTTTTATCACATTTCCGGTTTTATTCTTTACATAAACTGAAAATTTTTTTGGACCACCTGGAGTTCTGAATGGGGAATTTAAATTAACTTTTCGACCTCTATATTCAGCTTCAGACAAAAAGTTTCCATCTCGGAATGGTATATCCAACCAAACTTCATCTCCATTGTAGTACGCTGTTTTTCCGATGTCGGTGTTCACTAACCATTCATCTTCTTCATTCAACTCTATCATATCCATACTATAGAGTTCTCTTACTTCATTTATCAAATGAAAATAGTTGTCAGAGTATGGTCTAAAAACGTTTTCTGACAAAGTTAGACGATTGTCTATGTGATGTTTTAAACTTTCTGAAATATTACAACTTTCCTTGAGTAACATAGGTCGTTGTACTAGATCTTCACGTAAAATCTTTTTAATTACTTCTTTCATAATTTTTTTTTATAAATATAAATATTTATAAATAAAATTAAAATTATGATACTAAAATTAAATTCAAAAGGTGAAGATGTTAAAAAACTTCAAACTAAATTAGGTTTAACTCCTGATGGAATTTTTGGAGCAGGTACAGAGAAAAAAGTAAAAGAATGGCAATCAACAAACGGGCTGACCCCTGATGGTATTGTCGGTGATGGTACTTGGAGTAAAATGTTCCCAACAACATCAACCAAACCTGAAATTGTTAAAGAAGATGTTGTAATTACCAAAACTTCCAATTTCAAATTAGAAAAATTAAAAGGTCATATACCAGACTCTGTAATTGCACAAATTCCAGATACGGCTCAAAAATTTAATATAACAACACCTTTACGTCTTGCACATTTTTTAGCACAATGTGGCCATGAATCAGGTGGATTTAAACACATTCAAGAAAATTTAAACTATTCAGCCGACGGTCTAAAAAAGATTTTTCCAAAATATTTTCCAGGTAACTTAGCAGAATCCTACGCTAGAAATCCCGAAAAAATAGCATCGAAAGTGTATGGTGGAAGAATGGGTAATGGAGACGAAACAACAAAAGAAGGTTATAAATTCAGAGGTAGAGGATACATTCAATTAACAGGAAAACAAAACTATACAAATTTTGCAAAATTTATTGGTGAAGATACCGTTGCTAATCCTGATTTAGTTGCTAACAAATATCCTTTGGCTTCTGCGGCATTTTTCTTTGATTCTAACAAATTATGGGCTATTTGTGATAAAGGGGCTGACGACGCTACCGTTACTGCGGTAACAAAAAGAGTAAATGGGGGTGTTATTGGATTAAGTGATAGAATTAAACATTTCAAAGAATATTATTCATTGTTAAATTAATCTAATGATTCATCGGTATTATGGTTAGTCGGATTGAAATTTTAGGACGTTTCCCAACAAAAGAAAATCTATTTAGATTTATAAAAGCTTATTACAAAATGTTTTCTAAAAAATTAGAAATAACATTAAACAACTTTGATGAAGACCTTATAAATAGTTATGTAGGATCTTATTGGAAATTTTGGGCTTCATTAGCAAATTCTATTGGAATGAATAAAGATGATGTAAGACAATTTTTTTTTATTATGAATTGTATTGCTGAAAATATTGAAAATCTTGATAATGGTACCATTACATTGGACAATTTTGAGGTGCCCGAAATACAAACGTTTGAATTAGAGGTGGTTGTTACTATATGGGAAAGTGAATTTGGTACATATGACATAGATTATGAGGGATATATGACTAAGGAACAGTTAGAAATTAATTATGATGAGTTAATCCCAGATTGGTCATACCCGTTTGATTGGGATTATGAATATACGGATACTGAACAGGATGAATCTGACACTGATCAACGAAGACTTAGAAAAATTAAATCTTTTCCAATATATGAATGAGTTTTTTAAAAACAAAGAAGATTGTTTTAATTATTTAAAATTTCTTTACGAAGAATTTTATAAAAATTATTCGAATGTTGAAATTAGTGAATCTGAAGTTAATCTTAATAATACTATTTATACAGATTTTTGGGTCGATTTTATAAACAACCCTAATGTTCCCAAATTTAGAGACTCAGAATCTTTCTTTTTCTTTTCTATGAATCTAGTTATAAAAAATTTTAGTAGTTTGAAAAGAGATTTATTAAGAGTTGACAATATGGATATACCAGAAAAAAAATTTTTTAGGATGGTTTTTTCATTTAGAGAAAGTAAAAAAAGAAGAGGTGACTATGAAGTAGATATTGAGGGAGTATTCACAGAAAAACAATTAAAAGAAAATCTCAATGAAATAGCGGAGGATTGGAGTGATTGGTATGAGTTTTCACCTGATTTCGAAACTATAGATAGTGAATTAGATCGTGTAGAGCTTGATGACATTAGCGAACAATTAAAATATACTTGATACTTGATCAATCTTTCTCAAAAGATTTCGATAGTGCCTGTCTTAATGCCGAGCTAAATTCAGTTCGTTCGAACGGTAATTTATCATCTTGAAGTTGTAATATAGTAGAAGAAACTGAGGTTTTGTTAGTTCCCTCCCCAATATATTCTTTACCATCCATCGTGATTTTGGTTTTAACAATTGTTTTTTTCTGTTTAAACTCAAATGGTCCTACTCTTATCCCCTTTGTCGGAGCTTCTATAGACAAAATTTCTACAGTGACAGGTCTCCCGTTTTCACATAGACTATAATTTTCATTTACAAGTTCTGTTACAATTTGTTTTGCTCCATAAGTTAATTTTGTATCAGGAACTCCGTTCATATGTGCAAAAGTTATTACACTTGATATAAAATAACACACTAATGTATCCATAATTAATAATTTAAATTTGATTGATTGGTAAAACCAGGAGAAAGAATATAAAGATTAGTAATACCACCTGAACTTGGTGTAAATGTGTAAGTATTTTGTACTCCAGGAATAGATGTTCTTAAATCTGCAGATCCTGTATTCAAACTATCCCATTGTGATTCTGTAAACAACAAAGTTCTTTTTGTATAATTTAATCCGTTTATTCTTTTTGATATAGTATAAATATCATTTATTGTAATAAGATTATCACCACTAACCTCATATTTGTGATAATGATATGATTTGATTGGTGTTCTTTGTAAAACAATATCGTCAATTCCTACAAAATCAGCAGAGGATAAGTTTGACGTTGTGATTGGTATAACAACTTCAATATACCATTCATCCCCATTTGATACTGATTGTGAAAATGAATATTGTCCCGAAGTATTTGTTGTAGATGTAGTTTGTTGAGTCCAAGGAGTAAAAGTAGATGCTAAAATACCTAATTCCGATGTTTGTAGAGAATGTGTAGATTGTCCTGGCCTTCTCCAAACTACAGTTAACCCATCACCACCACCATATTCTTGCATTCTTGCTCTGAACGTATATTGAGTCCCTGCGACTAAATTTATATTTCCATAAATTGGTCCACTCATTCCGTGTCCACCATAATAACTAACCACAAATGTTCCACCAATAAATAAATCACTACCATCATCAGAATTTATTCCAAAAGAATAGGTCCCAGTTACAACAGGTATAAAAGTTCCTGTAACTTCAACTGAATAGTATTCTCCATTATTTGGAACTGTCGCTCCAGCATTTCTAATTGTTGTATATGTTGTAAAATTTAAACATGTAGTTGTTGATAATGTTCCTGACCATCTAAGTTGTGTATTTGAAAACGAAGTATTAAACAATCTATCAAATTCTAGTGTATTGGTTGGATATTGACCATATTGGGACGTACTACCATTTCCATTATGTGTTGAAAATATCTTAACATTAAGATTATTTGATAATGTGTTTATTGTCCCTCGTTTATACAATTTAGATGTTATATTTGGAACAGGAATATCATTTTCAGTTCTAATTGAACCTGAATGTGTAAATGTCTGTCCAAATATTGATATGGGTAATAATAAAAATAGTATTAATTTTTTCACAACAAAATTTTTGTTCCGGTTAAAACTTGCCAATTTTGAAAACTTTGATTCAGTTGGTATACACCTGAAAAACTAACAGTCCATTTAAATTTATCTGTAACTTTAAAATCTGTATTTACCATAGGTATAATCAAAAATCCACTTTTATACCACTGACCAGCATAAAAGAAAATATATGGAGAATATACACCTAACCCTAAAAAATTCAACCCTATTGATTTACCCCCTTTAAAGTTGGTAAATCCCCCACCTATTAAAGACCAATTACGAAAATCATTCTTATTGATTTGTCCAGTCGTATAAGTTGTTCCTCCCATCAAAGTAACCTTGTTTAACTTTTGAGCATTTAACAAAGATGCCGTCAAAAACCAATCAGTATTAAAATTTGTCATAAATGAAGTGGAGAATATTCCCATATACCTTTTGTATTTCAATGATCCATACCCAGATAAATTTAAAATGTTTTGACCCGTCTGATAGTTAATGTTTATTCCTTTGATAAAGGTCTGTTCCGTGTTTATGTGTGTTAGTGACGTGTTAAACCTAAAATTATCATTTCCACTTTTTGTAATATTAGAATCATTTCTTATTATAACAATATCTCCAGTAGCAATTAAAGCACCATTAGATACTTTAGAAGAACTTTTACCACCACCTCCACCATTATTTTCACTCTCACCACCACTTGCAATTTGTTGGTTTTTATCATCGGCTGTTGTTATTTCACTACCACCTTCGGATGAGCTGTTGTTATTATCATTATTAGACCCACTACCGCTATTTCTCGGTGGAGGTGGAGGTGTAGGTATATTACCAACAGAACTTCCAATAGAACTAGCCATAGAGACCACAGATGTAATATTAACCACTGCGTTTGCGGTAACACTACCTAAAAAATTAGATACGTTGTTGGACGTTTCTACACCTTCTGAGGCACATGGATTAGCACCTAAAGGTAAAGCGTCCTTGATTCCTTGAACCCATAGATTGTATGCACCAGCGTCTAACTCTGCGTATGTGAAAGACCTAAATTGTCCCGCATAAAACATAGTAACACTAGAACTTTGAGTTTCAAGTTGTACTGACTCAGTCTTTCCGTTACAAGGGTTAATATAAAAATAGGTGAAATTTTGAGCGTGAGTTCCCAAAATTCCACCTAATAAAAAGATGAATAGAAATAAAATTTTTTTACCAACCATTTTGCTCTAGACGCTTTACAAGGTTCATCGTAGCGACCTCTAAAGCTTTCTGAGTAGCAATACCAACGGTTGATTGGTCAAAACCCATTGTTGGATTTTTAAAATAACCCTCACCAAATTGAGTTGATTGACCTTGACCTGATGCCACTATGTATTGTGAGTTGTCAACTTTTACTAATCTAATTTGAATTCCTATGATGGTTGTATTGGTTTTCTTCGACTTACCCTTATCGTAGCTTTCAGCGTATGATACGGAGAAGTCGTAAATTTCGGCATAAGCGATAAACTTTGGTAATCTAATACCATCTGTTTTAAGTTTTGTTTTACCGTCATCTAAACCTTCAATTTTCTTTTCCCATGCATCTAACATTTGGTTTACAATTGCATCTTTTTCTTCTGCAAATTCAAATCTGTTGGTGTAAAGTAAGTTCTCAACAATTCTATTCGAAACACCTAAACCCAATCTTTTCTCTCTCAATTCAGGAAAACTCTCCCAAAGATCTTTATTGAC